CGGCTGGTTCGAGTTGACCGATGATCAAGCGAAGGACTGGCGTCAGAACGTTCCTGAGGGCGCAGTCGTTATTATCGACGAAGCGCAGCAGCTGTTCCCGGTACGTCCTTCCAGTCGCCCGGTACCCGATGGTTTAACCGCGCTCGAAACGCACCGTCATTACGGCTATGACGTGTTTTTTATTACGCAGGAGCCCGGCTTGCTGGACAGCCACGCCCGCAAGATCGCAAACGAACACTTTCACTACGTGCGCCCGTTCCAAGCGCCGATGATCACCGAGTATCACTGCGGTACCGGCGCCATCTCACCGAGCAACCGCGCCGATCTGGCCCGCTGCTCGCAGAAGCGCAAGCCGCTCCCTAAAGCGGCGTTCGGCCTGTATCACTCCGCCGAGGTCCATACCCATAAGTTTAACCCGCCCAAGATGCTGTACATCCTGGGCGCCCTGGTCCTCACGGCTGCGGGTGCGTGGTGGTGGTTCTTTAGCAGTTTCAGCATTGGCGGCGTAGATCCCGACGCTGCAAAACAGACGGTCGAGCAGGGCGTACCCATGGCGCCAGGCACAATGCCCACAGAGTCACCCGGCTCCTGGGCCGAGCTACTCACTCCCGCCGTCTCCGGCGTTCCGTATACCGCCCCGATCTACCGCGAGGCCGCTATGAACGTCCAGGCGGTGCCGGTGGTGTCCGGCTGCATGGCCTTCCGCAATAATCAATCTGATTGCCGCTGCTACACCCAGCAGGGCACTCGAATTCGTGATATGTCCCTGTCGATGTGCAAGCGCGCCCTGGCCGACGGCGTTTTTAACCATCTTGCCAGCGCCGATCCTGCTCCGTCGCGTGCGCCTGACGAGTCGCCTCGCTACAATTCCGGTTCTGATGATCGGGGCTGAGCGGCCTTAATGCGATAATCGAATAAGCGGGAAATCATTGACATTTCCAAAACTACATATAAGTCGCTGTTGTTAAACGACTTTTCAAAAGTCAATACCTTTTATCTTATTCTAAAAACGCATAACGCCTGCAAGCTGCGGGCGAGGGGAGGCGGAGGAACGACGCACCCCCGCCCGCTGCTTGCCGTTCCCCCGCGGTTGTCTAAATCCCATATCTTGTGCGCCTGGCGTTAACCTGGCGCACCACATCTTGTGTTGGGGTTAAACGTCCAGCAGGTATTGCACTGGCGATCGGTGCTTCCGTTCCAGTTCCAGCTTGAGCTGCTCCACAATCCAGAGGCTCATCACGTCGCCGGCGCTGTATTCGACCCCGGCCGGGTCGATCAGGAAGCTTCCGCGCATCCGCCAGTGTGACCAGGTCGGGCAGCTGGTCGGTAAGCGGCCGTCTCGATGGATGGTTAGCAGTTGGAGTGCCCAGGCCGGTGCCTGGTTAGATCTGAGGTATTTCCGTGCTGTGCTGACGTGGACGCCGATCAGGTCGGCGATTTGGCGGGGGTGCAGCCCGAAGGCCGCTGTTCTGAAGTCCATATCGATCTCCCGTTACCGGAAGATCATGCTACTTGACGCTTTAACCCGGGCCGATCCTCTATTGAACATAATATACAGAGTCGATCCGTCAGCCAGATCCCATAGGGCAGGGCAATCAAGCCAAAAATCGTTGCAGCTGAATGGCTTACGGCTCGAAATCGGGCCTTCCACATTTCAACCCGCTCAGGGTCCTCCGAGCGTTCCGCTCGCGCCAGCTCACATATCGCGATGACCTCTGCGGGATCCATTTCGATCACTTCCGCTATCTTCCATGCCGTTTCGTTGCTGAAGCCTGTCCCGCCCTTGATCGTAGAAATCGCCGCTTTCGTAAGGCCTAAGCGTTTCGCTGCTGCGTAATCGCTCGGAAGGCCAAGTTTTTCTCTGTACATCACGATCAGCTCATATGGCGTCATTCTGGCGTCCTCTCGGTGAGATGGTTCAATTATTCTTGACTACCCTTCCCCCTACAAGGTAAAAACCGTTTTAACCGGTTCAGAGACTCTGAACCAATAAGAAAAGGGGAATGGGGATGACCGAACGCTGCCGCCTTTGCGATGAACCCGCCGAACTCGGGGATCTGTGCGTCGAGTGCGAAGACCGCGCTATCACTGATTCCACTGCCTCGCCATGTCCGTTGTTCTTTGACTATCAGACCCGTGTGCTCATCGGTTGGATTGCTTTGTGGGATCTCCGAAGGGAGCTGCGTCCATGATCGTCAAGCTTTCGCCCTACATGTCCCCCTTTGCCCCGCCCGCTGAGCCCGGCGTTTACTGGCTCGGCCTGGAACACCAGGGCTACGCGCTCCACGACGGTCACGTCGTCGCCTGGATCGAGCGCCGCCGAGCTAAGCTGGCTGCCGCGCTAAATCCCATATCTTGTGCGCCAGGCAGCTGCCAGGTGCACAACATCTTGTGTCCATCTTCGGAAAGCGTCGAGTTGGTATTGGCCTCCTGCGGCCTCGGCCACATGGCCGCGCCTCGCCGGCCTCAGCGTTTCAGCCATGACCCCGATTTTCTACACGCGCTGGCGTCGGATGGCATTCGGGCCGCAGGCCGTAGGGTAGGGCGTGAGCCTGCCCGGCCTCGCCGGCAGCAGGAGCGCCGCTCATGAAGCGCCGCGATCCGATCCCGCACCTTATCGCCGTAGGCGATGACAGGCCGCAGAACGCCGCTGAACAGCGCACAGGCGTTTCACGGCCGTTACCTCGCCCCCGGTCCCCCTGGGACCCGCACGGCCCCCAGACGGCCTCACAGCGCACGCTGGCGCGATTCCGGGCAGCCCGGCGACCCGCTGCCGCACCGAACGGGAATCCCCGCCCTGAACAACGCCTTTCACGGCCCAGCAGCTCTCACCAGGTCGAGCTGCAACTCGATTTGTTCCCCACCCCGGTGTCTTCCCCCGAGTCTCCCACCGGGGCTTTTTCTTCTGCCGATCGGCACGATCGGCAAGGGGCGGTCCTTGTAACACCGCCCCTTTGTCTCATGAGTGAGACTTCCACCGACCGTTTGGACAGTACTTCCGACTGTCCAGGGGGTGACCGCGAATGATGATCGACTGGGTCACCATCCGGGTGCCGTACGAGGAGCTCAGCGATCACGCCAGGGCCGTCTGCCTGACTATTGGCGACCGGATCACCCGCTACTGCCCCCAGACAGGTGATGAACGCTGGACGTCCGCTGCTTGGGACAGCATCCGGAGCGATTCTCACCAGATCGCGCTGAAAGCCGGCGGGGCCGAACTCTGGATTCAGGGGTCACCCGCAAGGGTCATCGGCAGAGGTGACGCCGTGTTTGGTGCCGGGGCGTCTGCCGCGCTCGATCTGCGTGGCTGCGCCGATCACATGATCAGGTGGGTGGCCGCCCATCTGGGCACCGATCTGCCCGGCCCGGAAGCCTGGATTCTGTCCCGCATCGATGTGACCGAGAACTTGGCGCTTTCGAGTCTCGCTGAGGTGCGCCAGGCACTTTCGATCTTGCGGGAGTGCGAGGGTGGCCGTTACCGGGTCAGCCAGCAGGCAGGCGACACCGTGTACTGGTCGCATCGATCAAAGCACCGGGCGGGCAAGGCGTACGCCAAGGGCCCGCACCTGACGTACATGATGAAAAAACCCGACTACACCGGGTGCAACTACACGGCGCAAGAGATCGCGGATGCAAACCGCCTTTTGCGCCTGGAATTGAAGCTCGGGCGCGCATGGTTCGAGCGCCATGACTGGCTGACGTTAAAACCCGAGGAATTGAAGGCTGAGTGGAGCAGCTACTTCGAGCGAATGATTGGAGATGCGGATATGACTGGCGAAGACGAACTCAAGGAACGTGTTTTTCAGGTGGCTAAGACGGAAGGGCAGGCTAAAGCGGCGCTCGGGCTGTGGGCGCTTATTCAATCTCGCGGATGGGAAGCCGCCCGGGAATTACAGAGTCGTCCCACGTGGTACCGCAATTTAAAGATTCTCCGGGCTGCTGGCCTGGGTGATGCCGATCTGGCTAAAGGTCAGGTCGTTCCGATCCGCAAGCGCATTATCGAGGCGCAAGCGGTGACTTCCTGGGCGCAACTGCACGCCGCTTAAAGATAGGTAGAGACGTTATGAAAATTGAAATTATCAAAGGCCATGAGCAGCCCATCTCCCGGATGATCACTACTCAGACTGGTCAGAAAACGATTCACGAACAAACCGCCTACGCACACATGGGCGGCGCTTTTCCCGTGGAATTTAAAATTCCTCTGAACAGCCACGGCGACGCCTACCCAGTAGGCGAGTACACCCTGCACCCCGGTTCGTTCAGCGTTAACCGCTTCGGCAGTCTTGAGATTAATCGTTTCGAGATTCGCCTTGTCGCTGAAAAGTCCCTGTCAGCGGCTAAGACTGCGTGATTTTCGCCAAGCGGAGCGCGGAGGGGCTTTGCCCCGGAGGTCCGAGGGACCGTTACCCGTATGGGATGAGACCCAGGCTCAGCGATGTTATGCGCCCTGTGGGTTTCCCGCACGGCTCAGTTACAGAGTAGGGCCCGCTCCGCAGGACGGACACAACCGTTTCAGAAACAGGAAAAAAAATGGAATTAATAGCGTGTGATGGTGAATGGCAACAAGGCCCCGATGGGTCAGCTATTTGTTCTGGCACGCTTCAGGTCGTCCCCGGTGGTGGTCCTTTTGGTTTGCCACCGATGACGTACGACGATGCCAATATGCTTCTAGCCTCTATCGGCATCCTTTGGGCTGCGGTGTTCTGTGTTCGGCAGGCTCGCAGATTATTTTAACCTCGCGTGGAGAAACGTCATGGATTTTACCGGCGTTGATACTGCGATCACCGGTGCACTCACCGACCTGTCTCCGATTGGTCTGGCTGTGGTGACTGTGATTGCAGGCATCTGGGCGTTCCGGCAAGTCAAGAGCATGCTGGGACGTTAATCAGGGTGGCCCCTTCGGGGGCCATTTTTATCTCCGAGCGACTACCGGTCTTTGGGAGATAAAAATGGGAGGTGTTTATGGAAGGGGATTTTGGTCCGTGGCTTTACTTCTTCGTTGTGCTGGTTTCGCTGTGGGGCTTGCTCTCAGTTCGTTAGCAAATGCACAGACCACGGAGTTTTCCGGGATTATTCAAGCCACTTCATGCGATCCCAGTGAAACTGATAATGTTCCTGAAAACTGTGATAGCGCCGAATTTCAGCTAGAGTTAGATGCTTTCTCGGTGCGGCAGGGTTGGACGCTAGTTGCTCAAGATGTTGTTAACGTCTCGTCGTTCGTTCGCAATTATCGCTTCTTTTTTTGCGAGGATATTAAGCCCGGTGGGTGGTATTTCACAGGGCAGCATTCCTTATCGCCGTTCAAGTGCGTTTACTCGCGTGAGCCGCCGCCGGAACCGGAGTGCTCCCTGTCGCCAGGCACTACAGCATGGTTCGATAGCAATCTTGCTTCCGTCTGCGCTCAAAACTGTGAATGGACAACGCCGCCCGGTGGCACGCTCGCTATATGCCTTGGGCCTGATGGCTCTGACTGCCGTTACACTCGCAAATACACAAGTCAGGACCAGTACTGTGAAAACCCTTCCGGTCAGCCTGAGCCCGTTCCTAAGTCAACGTTCGAGGAATACACCGACGAAGACGGCTGTTATTACGACACTAATGGCCAAAAGTTTTGTTCAATCCCTTCGGACAGCCCCTGCCCGAATTACGTGACTATCGAGGGAACTAAGTACTGTCGCGGAGCCGAACCCGACGACGGCGAACCGGACCCGCTTCCCGATCACGATAGCGACGGTGACGGAATCCCTGATCGCCAGGACGATAACCCCGATGATCCCGACGCCGATGGCGACGGCACGCCAGACGGGGAGCAGGACGGTGACGGTAACGGGATACCTGACGGCGATCCCGGCGGCATAGCCGACGATGGCGAAGGCGACGGCAACGAACCCGGCGACGGTTATCACGACGGTGGCACCTGCGAACCAGACGAGCGCGTAGAACCGGAGTGCTCCGAAAACATGGACCCGATTCAGTGCGCCCTGGCGATCGAGCTTTTCCACGTTCGTTGCGATGCCACGATGGAACACGCTGACTTCATCGGTGACGAGGAATATCTCGAAGGCCCCTCGATCACCAGCGGCGAAGACGGCGACGGTGACGGCCAGCCGGACAACGCCATTCCCACAGCGTCGTTAGACGCTAGCACCGTGGTGTCTGGCCTCTCCGAGGACACCATCAGTTTCGGGAACCTCGCTTGTCCCGCCGACAAAACCTTCTCGATGCCGGGCGCTTTCGGCGGCTCGTTCACCCTGTCCTGGGAGCCGATCTGCGACTGGGCCGCGATGGTCCGGCCGATCGTTATCGCCCTCGGCTACCTCATGTCCGCGCTGATCATCCTGCGCAAATTCTCCGGAGGATCTGACTGATGCCCGCTTTCCTGCAAACCCTCGGTGTTTGGCTGTTCGGCGCGATCAGCGGCATGGTTGGCCGTGTGCTGGTCTCCCTTGGTATGGGCGTCGTCGCTTATACCGGCGTCGTCGAACTTGGCGACCAGCTGGTTAACCTGGTCAGCCAGCACTTCGGCGCCGCCTCCGATGTTTTAGCCCTGGCCAGTATCGCCGGTGTCGATGTGTTCATCAGTCTGGTGATATCCGCCCACCTTGGTCTGCTGGCCTGGATCATGGTTGTCAGCGGTTTCAAGCGCCTGTCGTTCATGGCCGGGCAGGGCGCTGAATAATGTTCGCCCTGGTCACCGGAACACCGGGCGCCGGCAAGACGTCCAGCACGTTGCTCCGCTTTAAGGACGTAAAGAATCGCCCAGTGTTTTACAGGGGTATCCGGGATTTGAGCCCAGACCTCGGCTGGTTCGAGTTGACCGATGATCAAGCGAAGGACTGGCGTCAGAACGTTCCTGAGGGCGCAGTCGTTATTATCGACGAAGCGCAGCAGCTGTTCCCGGTACGTCCTTCCAGTCGCCCGGTACCCGATGGTTTAACCGCGCT